GAGCCGCAGACGGATTAGCCGTCGTCGGCAAACCCGTCGTTCTTATAAGTGAGAACCAGCTTATTAATACTAATAATAAAACTTATAAAGCTAGTAAAGAAGTTCGCGAGGAAAACCTCGCGAACGAATATAAAACAGTCAATATGCCAGTGGAGGGTAACTTGCCATACGATTTCTTTAAGGGCAATCCAGCGGAAGATGATTACGTCAGGGACGGTAAAGAAGAAAACCTTAAATACCGCGCTGCAAAAATGGAAGAAGGTAAAACCACTTTTGAGTCTAGAAAAAGTACCACAATGCGGACACGGCATAACCTTGCTCAAGAACTGTGGGGAAGCAACGAGGTTGCCTTTGAGTTTATGGAACGGTTAACTCAACATTTCCATATCAAAAACAATATTACGATTAGGCTTATTACAGGTGCGTTTGCTACGATGCGTAAAGCGCAAAAAACTACAGCGCTTGAAGAAATTAAAATGTTAGACTTGTTTTTTGCTACAACAAAGTTTGAGAAGTACGATGACGGTGAACATATGTGGAAGTTATTTATATATCGTGCATCAGAACTTGCGGTGCAAGCCAAACGTATGGTACAAAGTTCAGATCAGAAAGAGTCAGCTTCAGTTCAAGCTGCTAAGTCACAGGAGTGGTTAGATGGGTAAGATGAAAAATGAAGATATTGAACGTAATTATCGTGAAGCTGGTTTAACTGAAAGCACAGTTGCTCGTATTACACAGTGGATTCAAACAGCAAGTGAAGAAAAAACTTGTGACTGTGACTGTGGTGGCTGCGGGGAATCAAATGATTAACGTAAGTGAACTTCCTGTACGTCGTAAATCATGGTTAGCAATTGCTAACATTCCAGCAAACCGACGTGGTTGGGAATTGTCTGATTGCAAAGAAGTAACTAGCACTGATATCAAACGTATTTCTACTTGGGTTAACAAAGTTAAATCTGGGGAAGTAATTCGTGCTGAAGGTAAACCTAAGTGTGGTGTAGGACTATTACTTGTAGGTGAGCCAGGTCATGGTAAAACTACATTGGCGTTAACTATTTTGCAGACTATGCTTCGCACGTTTTCAATGGATGAGTTTGTAGTTGGTGATGGTAGGGTTTTAGTTAAGCCTTGTTATTTTGCTACTTACAATGACATTATTGAACTTAAAGGTAAATTGATAAGCAAGGATCATACTGATGAGCAAGAGCGTTTGTTTTTAGGTATGCATGGTGAGTGTGATGATGATGCTTACAATGTTCGAGTATTAGTTATTGATGATGTTGGTAAGGAACATGTTTCTGGCAGTGGTTGGAATAAAAACTTACTTCATCACATACTACGTACCAGATTTAATCTTGGACTTCCTACTATAATTACTACAAATTTGCCCGTTGAATCGTGGTCAGCAGCTTATGGAGAAGCAACTGGCTCGTTTATACATGAAGCTTTTGTGACAATTCAACTAGAATCAATTAAGGGAGATTTACGCAAATGAGCGAGGAAGTCATGGAAGACACAAAGTTAGTCCAGATTTTTTTAGGTGGAGCGGGTACACCAGGTCCAGGCATATTTGAAGTAAGCATTACAAAAGATAAAGACTTTATTTGTACATGCCCAGGTTATATGGGACGTTCCATATGCAAACATACTAGGTTTGTATCTTCACGAGTTAAGCAAAATAATGGCACTTACCCTTTAGAGATTTCTACCCGCGTAACTGATGATGATGCAAACAAAGCTCAAGAATCTCCAGAAGAGTTTCGTAGGTTTATTATTAAATTCGGAAAAATAGAAGTCTGTTAAATCATGTATAAAGGGGACATCAGTAATAGCATGCCAAAGCGTGTACTTGTAAACGCTGACATACTTATTGTGAAGATGCCTACTACCAAAAAGAAATTTAAAATTTTTAAAGTTAAATCGCATCATCTTGTTTTTGATAGGTTTTTGCTTAACAAATTTTTTCAATACGCTACTCGTATGAGTTTAACTTTAGAGTTAGTTTCGTTTGAGTACAAACCTAATGAATTAGAAGTAATATATAACGACTTAGACCGTGCAGGTCTCAACCCATTCAGAGCATTTATGTATTATCCTTCTCCCAAGAAGTTAGTATCTGACCTTCCTTATCGACCAGAAGTTCTAGGTGTAATTGACCCAGAGCATCAATTAATGTATGGTCGCTGGGGATTAGACTTTTAGGACAACATATGAATTATGAACATCTATTAATAAGCCGAGCATTATCTGAACGAAGTTTAAGTTATTTACTTGAGCGTGGGGTATCAGACCAATGGTTTTCTAATGAAGACGACAAGCGCGTTTGGACTTTTGCTAAAAGTCATCTTACTAACTACGGTGAGGTTCCTAGTCTTGATGTAATTAAAGCTAACTTTCCTACATATGTAGTAGCCACTGTTGCTGACTCACTTGATTTTTTAGTTGACGAAGTCGTAAAGACACAACGTACAGGTATTATCAACACTGCTATTCGTAACGCTATTGAAGAAATTGAAAAGTTTGGTAATCATGAGAATGCTGTTTCTATTTTGCAGAAAGGATTCTCGCATTTAGACGACAACGGATTTAGTGCAATCAGTGATATTGACATTACGCAAAACACTGAGGTTCGTTGGGAAGAATATCTTGAGCGTAAAAATTTACCTAACGGACTTCGTGGCATACCTACAGGTTTTCCAACTATTGACCAAGCAACTAGTGGTCTACAACCAGGTCAGTTAGTTGTTATTGTTGCTCCACCTAAAACAGGTAAGTCAACACTTGCCCTGCAAATGGCACACAACGTACATAGCAGTGGCAAGGTACCTGTGTTTCAGTCATTTGAAATGAGCAATCAAGAACAGTTAACTCGTTACGATGCAATGCGCTCACGTATTTCACATCATCGTTTAACCACAGGTACTCTTACTACAGAAGAAGAAACACGTTACCAAGGTAAGTTGCGTGGCATGGCAATGCTACAGCATAAGTTTTGGCTTACTGATTCCTCAGCAGCATCTGTTATCTCAGGTATTGCCAACAAGATTCAACAACTTCAACCAGATGTACTTTTCATTGACGGTGTTTACTTAATGCTGGATGAGCAATCAGGTGAGGCTAACACTGCGTTGGCTTTGACTAACATCACACGTAGCATGAAACGTCTTGCACAAAAGTTTCAGATTCCTATTGTTATCACTACTCAGACTTTGCGTTGGAAGATGCACAAGGGTAACGTAACTGTTGACTCTATTGGTTACTCATCATCATTTTTGCAGGATGCCGATGTTGTTTTTGGTTTACAACAAGAAGATGAAAACGTAGACGACACTCGTTTGCTTAAGGTTCTTGCAAGTCGTAATTCAGGACCACTTGAGGTTTCTCTTGTATGGGCTTGGGACACAGGAGAGTTCCGCGAGATTAGTGGTGATGACATGTGACCGTAGATGAAATGGAACGTGTACTAGAAGACTTAGGTATAGAACACGCAGGTAGTACTGGAAACGAAGTTCGTGGGTATTGCCCAATGCATGAACAACGAACAGGTAAGAAAGACCGTAATCCTTCTTGGTTTATTAATGCTGATAGTGGTGCTTTCATTTGTTTTTCATGCGAGTATAAAGGTAACGTTGTAACTCTTACAGCTGATCTTCGAGGTACATCTTATGATGATGCTAAAGATTGGTTAAACACAGGCGGCGATCTTATGGAAGCTTTTGAGCGGGCTATAAGCAAACCTAAAGAAGTATTTGAAGAGTTGGTTTACATATCAGAAGCATCCCTTGCAGGTTTTACAGACCCACCTATTGAAGCTTTACAGGCTAGAGGATTAACATTAGAAGCCGTACAACAATACGGACTTAAGTGGGAACCTCAAAGCGAGAGTTGGATTATTCCTATCCGTGACCCAGAGAACAATAAGTTACAGGGTTGGCAAATTAAATCGTTCAACGGTAGACACTTCCGCAATTATCCTGTAGGTGTAAAGAAATCAAACGGATTGTTTGGATTTAACCAGTACACAGGTGGAGATATGATAGTTGTTGAGTCTCCATTAGACGTAGTACGCCTTGCTTCTATTGGAATTTCTGGGGGAATTGCTGTATATGGTGCATTAATTTCAGACATTCAACTGAAATACATACGTTCCGCTGATAGACTTATACTTGCTTTGGATGCTGATGAGGCAGGGCAAACGTCCTCTCTTAAATTAGTACAAATGACTAAGACTCATAACTTTGAGGCTTGGTTCTTTGATTACTCAGGTACTTCTATGAAAGACATAGGTGGTATGAGTAAGGCAGAAGTACTAGCAGGTCTTGAATCTGCGCGACATTCAATTCGTTACGCTACTAAACTATAGGAGAGATAATGGCATTACCCATTATAAATGGTAAGATAACTTGCCCCTTTGGTAAGCCTGGGGCTATGTGGTCCTCTGGACGCCACGAAGGAGTAGATTTTGCTGTACCAGCAGGAACACCTGTTCATGCTGTTGCTGACGGAACTGTTGCTGGAATTGGTACTTGGGGTGCAGCTTTTGGCAAGCATTCTGTAATTATCAATCACGGTAGAAGCACAATGTGCATTTATGCACACTTGATGTCTAATACCGTTAAAGCTGGTGACAAAGTAACTAAAGGCCAACAGATTGGTCTTTCAGGAGGACGTCCAGGCCACGCAGAAGACGGAAACGTAACTGGTCCTCATTTACATTTTGAACTACAAAAAGGTCCAGGTTGGGTTCGCGGTGGCGGTCAAGACCCTGCTGCAATCCTTGCTGTATAATTAAACACATAAGAAAAGCCCAGGTTGCAGCCTGGGTTTTTTTTATGCTAGAGTATCTTTATCCATTCATTAAGGAGAACTAAATGGTAATCGCACTAAGCATTCTTGCAGTACTTGTACTTGTTATTGCAGGCGTAGTTGTATCACGTAACAAGAAGTTACAGCATGCTCTTGTTCAAGCAGCCAAAGATATACAGGCTAATCCAGATGTTCAAGCTTTTGAAAAAAAGATTGAACAAGAAGCCATCTCTAAGGCAACTTCTGTAGTAGAAGAAAAAGTAAACAAAGTTACTAAGAAAAAGTAATGTTTACGGGGACTCTACTGCCCTATCAAGTTGAAGCCGTAGATCGTATGTGCGAGCGTAGAAATATGCTTGTTGCATACGATCTCGGCCTCGGCAAAACGGTTCTTACAATTGCTGCTATAGAACGGTTAATGGGGGAAAATGAAATTGATGAACCAGGAATTGTTGTATGTTTATCTAGTCTTAAATATCAATGGGCTGGGGCTATTGAAAAATTTACAGGTGGTACATCTAAAGCACTTGTAATTGATGGCACTCCTAAGCAACGCGCTTCTCAATATGCAGAGGCGGAAGACTGGGTAAATTCTGGCGTTGATTACATAATCATGAACTACGAACAAGTAGTTAATGACTGGGCACAAGTTAGTAAGTTACCTCGCGGATTTGTTGTATTAGATGAAGCCACCGCTATTAAATCTTTTAAATCTAAACGTTCTAAGCAAGTAAAGAGACTTGGCAATGCGCCATATAAATTTGCTCTTACAGGAACACCTATTGAAAATGGAAAACCAGAAGAACTGTATTCAATTATGCAGTTTGTAGATCAAGGAGTGTTAGGTCGTTTTGATATTTTTGATTCAACATTTATCGTTCGTAATACTTGGGGCGGTGTTGATAGGTATAGAAACATACCTACGTTACATACGAAAATGAAAGAAGCTTCCGTTAGGAAGTCACAAAAAGACCCAGACGTAGCACCATATCTACCAGACTCAATTCATAAAGACCCTATTCTAGTTTACTTTGATCGTAAGTCAGCAAAACTATATAGAAAAATTGTAGACGATTTACTTCTTGAGCTTGACAATGCGCAAACTTTGTTTGGTGGGTCGTTTAACATATTGTCTCACTATGGATATAACTCTCAAGGCGGAAACCAAGCTGATGAGTTAAGAGGTAAAATTATGTCTAAAGTAACGTGCCTTAAAATGCTTTGCTCACACCCAGAATTAATTAAGTTAAGCGGTGAAAGGTATGAACAACTTGGAGGCTCGGGTTCTCAATATGCCAACATGCTATTGCTAGAAGGATTACTAGATGGCGTCACGTCTTCACCTAAATTAGAAGCGCTTATTACTTACGTTACTGACTTTTTAGATATCAATCCAGACAACAAAGTAGTAATTTTTGCTACTTATGTAGATATGGTAGATATGATTCAAGATAGACTAGGACTAGAACGTTCTCGTACTTACACAGGGCAGTTGGATGCTAAAACTAAAGAACATAATAAACTTGAATTTAACACTAATCCTGATGTGCGTATTCTTATCAGTAGTGACGCTGGTGGTTATGGTGTTGACTTGCCTGCTGCCAATTTACTTATTAATTACGACATGCCTTGGTCGTCTGGACTTGCTACTCAGCGTAATGGGCGTATCAAAAGAGCCTCATCAACATGGGAAACCATTGTAATCCAAGATTTTTTGGTTTCAGGTTCTATTGAAGTACGTCAACACGAGGCCTTACAACAAAAAAACTCCATTGCTGATGCTGTTATGGATGGTAAAGGCATTGATGATAAAGGCGGAGTAGACCTTACATTAGGTTCTTTAAAGTCATTTATTCAAGGAACTTCAGTTTAAGTAATACACCTTGTCTATTTGAACCCTACTTTTTTTTATGCTAGGGTAGAAGTGTATGTTAGACAGAACCAAACGTCTGACCACCGCCGTGGCGCTTCTTACAAGTTTACTTGTATCGCTACCCACAGCCCAGGGTCAGGCTAATGCTAATGAAATGCAGACAAAAATCGAAACAATAGTTACGGTTAAATCAACTGTATCTATTGCTAAACAATATATCGGAACCCCGTACTGTCGGGGTGGAAATAACCCCAGATGCTTTGATTGCTCTGGATTTACAAAATACGTATATAACCAACAGGGCATTAAGTTGCCATCAACCGCACAAGGTCAATACCGTATTGCCACAAGAGTTGCTACCTCAAAAGCAAAACCAGGAGACTTAGTATTTTTTATTACTAAGCATGGTTACGTTTACCACGTTGCAATTTATGTAGGTAATGGAAAGGTTATTCATTCGCCTAAGCACGGACACCGTGTACGAATAGAAAGTATCTGGACGTCTAACGTCCGCTATGGTAGGATTTAAACTACCAGCCTCCTTAGCTCAGTGGTAGAGCGTCGCTCTTGTAAAGCGAATGTCATCCGTTCAAATCGGATAGGGGGCTCGTAAGGCTAGACATGCCCTAAGGTGGGGCAGCGGACTGTAAATCCGTCGCGCAAGCATGCTTGGTTCGATTCCAAGGTCTAGCACTAATCCCTGCTAGCTCAATGGCAGAGCGTTCGACTGTTAATCGAAATGTTCGTGGTTCGAGTCCACGGCGGGGAGCAAGCCAAGATTATTATTCTTTCTTCGGGTAAACTTTATGTATTGCCCTTAGGAGAGAACTGGCATTGAAATCTTTTAAAATTTTTGCTGCTTTGGCATTTGCATTTGTTTTTCCGTTAAGTGTTGTTCAAGCAGATACCAGCCCTATACCTGGAGTTTTGGTGTCTGTGTACGATGTCTTAGGGCAAAATAATGCTCCTGAGTTACCCGCAGACGCTCAACCTACTTGCAGCATGATATTAGAGGACATCACACATTCCTTTGATGAGTCTCCTTTATGTGGGTTAACAGAGGATTTTATTGTCCATTACACAGGATACATAACCCCAACAACTGACTCAAACTTAGAGTTTATGCCTCAAGCAGATGACGGTGCACGTTTATCTATTGACGGAAAACTTCTTGTTAACGACTGGTACGACAAGGGCGGAGGCGGTTCAGTTAGTGAGTCCATACCCGCTAAAGCTGGCGTATCTATGGCTATTGATTTGTGGTACTACGAAAATGGTGGGGGCGCATGGCTTCAGTTGTGGTGGATGCACGACAACACATGGGAATTAGTACCTACAACAGTGTTGTCTACGGAGCCGTTCCCGCAGCCCACAGAAATAGTAACGCCCACACCGACAGACTCACCAACACCAGAGCCGTCACCATCAGACACACCGACAGTAGAACCGACCCCAGAACCTTCAGACACCTCAACACTTGAACCAACGCCTGAGCCAGTACCAAGCATTGAGCCAAGTTTGGACCCAGAGCCAACACCAATACCTGAACCTATTCAAAGCGAATCACCAACTCCTGAACCCACACCCGAAGAAACACTTACACCATCACCAGAACCGACTCCTGAAATTGTTGTACCAACGCCAGTAGAGACACAGACTCCAGAGCCTGAACCGACTGCGAGTGTTGAACCACCTTTGGAGCCAGAGCCTACACCAATACTTGAACCTACTCAAAACGTAACACCTGAGCCTCCTACTACGGTAACTGAATTGTTAAACCAGTATACCCCTGATGAGGCCATCCCATTTGATGTGCTTATGGCTTCGGGTATTGACTACAGTGAGCTACCTCCAGATCAACCAATTACTTTGGAAAATGGTGTAGTGCTTACCGCTGCAGTGGCAGATGCGCTTCAACTTTTTGAAAACCCATCCGAGTTATTGTCAGCGGTATTTACAAACCCAGGAAAAGCTTTAAAGGCTCTTTCTAATGTAGGTGCAGATATGACACCTGCTACCCGTAAGAAAGCACAGCAGGCTGCCGTACCAGCAGTCATTGTGACCCAAATTATCTCTGGTACAGCCTCCCTATTGATAAGGAAACCATAATGAAACTACTTAAGTGGTTCGCTAACGCATTTATTGAAACACTAAACCAATTATGGACATTGCTTGGCATGTTTGTAGCGTGGTGTGTGCTTGATGGTTCAGCCAAAACTGTTGTGGGATATGCCATTTTATTAACATTATTAATGTGGCTCATAACTATTGGCTTGCGTGACCAAGAATAATTGTGATAAGTTAAAAGGTGCTCCTCAACACGCAAACCTGGGCGATTGCCCTATGGGTAAGCCTCGTTGAGGAGCACCTAACTTTTTAATTAAAACCTGTTTTCTTGTAAATTTGTCAGTACAGGCAGGTATAATATAAATATGCCTAATGCACCTAAAACACCTACACGCACTCTACGAGTGGATGATGAACTCTGGACTGCTGTCCAAGAACAAGCCCGCATTGACGGAGTCACTGTTACTAGCATCATCATTGATGCTTTATACTCATATCTAAAGAATGCACGGGAACGTCAGTCGGATATGCTAGGGTAATACTACCTAGAAAGGGGCAGCATGGAAATCGCTGATATTGTAGAATTAGTACGCCAGAATGCTGTGCTTAAAGATCGTGTGGATAGCACTACGTCTATTCAAAATGAAATTAAAAACAAATTACGTGATGGCATTAAAGAACTTGGTGAAGAAGATGACCAAGGCCATATTGTTATAGAAATTAATGACGAAGTTACTGGCATTCGTAGGGTCATGCAACAACGCAAAGTATCTAAATCTTTAGACATGAGTATTGCTGAAGATATACTTAGAGAAAAAGGGTTGTACGAATCCTGCGTTACTATGGTTCCTGTACTTGATGAAGAAGCAATCATGGCTGCATACTATGAAGGTACAGTTACTGAAGAAGATATTGACAAAATGTTTCCAGCAAAAATAGGCTGGGCTTTAGTAATGTCAAAGAGTTAATCATGAGTGATTTGATTGACGAAATGTTTTCTGCTATAGATGAGTATTATCCAGGCAGTAAACGTAAACGAAAAATAGTTAAGGAAGAAAAACCAAAAGTTGTTGTTGAAAAAACTTGGGATGCTCGTCCTTACGTAAAAACTTTGCCAAACGGTCAAGATGTAGAAATGTTTACACTTGGCGCATTAGCACAGGCTCTAGGTCGGCCTATTGTTACGGTCCGAACTTGGGGTATGTTAGGGTATTTACCAACACCTCCGTATCGGTTAGCCGATGTGGTAGATAAAAACGGAGATACCCGAAAGGGGAGAAAGTTATACAGCCGTGCTATGGTTGAGGCTGCTGTAGAGTTATTCACTCAGCATGGACTACTTGAACTCGATAGAATAGAGTGGTCCGACCACTTGCAAGTTCCTCAAGAACTTGCTACGATGTGGGAAGAAATAAAAAAGCAAGAAAATTCCATTAATGCCAATAACACAGAAAAAGAGAAATAACAATGCCAGTTAATCGTTCGTTAGAAGATGAGAAGTATTCAGTTGCCGATAATTTCGGTGCAGACTTCGATGTAAACGCCCGCCCTGCTCAAGCAACCAGCGGTGCAGTTCAGTCAGGCTGGGATGCCGCTGAAAAAATGACTACCCCATCGGGTATGTTTCCAATTGATTTCAAAGCTTCAGAAGTTTTGCAGGTCATTAAGTTCGTTGATGAAAACGGACCGTTTGCTACATACAAGCAGCACTTCCTTACCAACAAGCCAGGCAAAAAATCATACATTTGCCTAAAGCCAAGCGGTCAGGATTGCCCATTGTGCACAGTTTTACAGCACAAGCCAGATGATAAGCGCGGGTTTACTATTGTCAACTTTAGTGCAGAGGGTGGACCACAGCGTCAAATCCTTACTGCAACCCCACCGTTATTCCGTACTTTGCTTGCAGCAAACAGTTCACCGCAAGGTCCACTTACTAAAAACTATTGGGCGTTGAGTCGTACAGGCGAAAAAGCTGGTACTACTTATCACCTAAACGTTATTAAGACTCGTGATCTTGATGAGGACTGGGGAATTAATCAGGAAGATGCAGAAGCAATTGCTTCAAGCACTGAGGTATACACTCAAGAAGTTATTCGTGAGACACCGTATGCAGAGATGCTTGAAATTGCTGAAAGCCTTCGCAATTCCTAAATAACACAGACTGCTACCAGCGGTGAGAACCCCCCTTGCTCACCGCTGGTAGCTCTTTAAGGGGCCTGAAATGAATATCATTACTACAGTTGACCAACTGAATGAAACGGTCGCACATTACTTAAAGCAAGATGCTTTTGCCTACGACGTTGAAACCGTAGGAGACTTTCGTGGACTTACTCCTATTAACGAAGTGTTGTGGATTACTCTGGCAACACATGGTCGTTGTGATGTTATCCCTATGGGTCACCCTAATGGAGATTTCTTAGAAGAAATATTTCCACTTACAGGTCAAGGCGAGAAGCGTGTAGAGGCTGGGCTTACTGCTCGCCCTAGTGATTATTCTCGCGACAAGAAAAAAGCTTCTAAAAAGTTTGGCACACCGCCTGCACAGCTATACCCTGCTCAAGTTTTTGAGGCTTTACGCCCTTTAATGTTTAACTCAGACATTTTAACTATAGGTCACAACTTAATTTTTGATCTGACTTCTATTGCTAAGTACTACGGTGGTGAAGTTCCTACTGGTCCTTATTTTGACACCATGATTGCATCATTTATTACTGACAATCGCAATAAGAATAAGTGTGGCCTTGACGCTTGTCTTAAGCGTGAGTTTGGCTATGAGATGGTCAAAGGTGTAGGTAAAGAAGTAGAAAAATATTCTTTTGCCGAAGTGGCTAAGTATGCATATCTTGATGCTAAATACACGTTTCTATTGTGGAAAGCACTTGCCCCACGTATTTCAGACAATGGGTTAGAAAAAATTATGAGCCTTGAGATGGAAGTGCTAGGGGTATTGTGCGCTATGAAACTTGAGGGCGCACCTATTGACGTAGAGTCACTTCAGATGTTAGATGCTCAACTGCGTGAGGACATTGAAACAGCTCGCGCTAACATCTTTGCTATTGCTGGTAAGCCTTTTAATATTAACTCTAATCAAGAGAAGCAGTTTCTATTGTACGGCCCTAAATCCGAAGGGTGTCGTGGGCTTAAAGCTAAGACGTTGACTACAGCAGGACAAAAACGTGTAGATCAAGGTAACAACCCCGAGTACACAGACTATTCAGTATCTGCTGAAACTCTTGAGGCATACCGTTTAGAAGACCCATTGGTAGATGCCTTGCTTACATACTCTGATCTTAATAAATTAAGCACCACTTACGTAGTTCCATATTTAGGTGGAGAAGTAGTGCGAACTACAGGAGGTAAAGAAAAACGTGAACATAAAGAATCACTTCTTATCAACGGTCGCATCCATTGTGACTTTGTACAACACGGCGCTGAGACTGGTCGTTTTAGCAGTCGTAACCCCAATCTTCAAAATGTCCCTGCACCTCATACAGTACACGGAAAGGCAATCAGAAACCTTTTCTTTGCCCCCGAAGGATACAAACTCGTAGTTGCTGATTACTCTCAGATTGAACCTCGTGTCATTGCTTCATTGTCAGAAGACCCAATTATGACTCAAAATTATCTTGATGGCTCCGACATTTATACAACTGTAGGTAATACTATGGGTGTAGACCGTAAGGCTGGCAAGACTCTTGTACTTGCTATGGCATATGGTGTAGGCGCAGATAAAATTGCTAGGTCTATTGGGTGTTCAGTACCTGAAGCCCGTGATTTATTATCTAGATTTGGTGCTGAGTTTTCAGCAGTTAGTTCATACAGAATTAAAGTTATTGGTGCTACTAAGATTAACACTCCCCCATTTGTAACTACTATTTTGGGTCGTAAGCGTTACTTACCAGAAATTGTATCTCGTGATCCATATTCACGGTCTGCTGCAGAACGTCAAGCCTTTAACACACGCATTCAAGGTTCTGCTGCTGACATTATTAAGCTTGCTATGGTTCGGGCATACAAATTATTGCCAAAGGGTGCTAAACTTCTTCTCACAGTGCATGACGAATTGGTTACATTAACTCCTATTGATAAAGTTGAGGAGACTGTAGAAGCAATTCGTACAGCAATGGAAGGTATTAATTTATTAAAAGTACCTTTGGTAGCAGACATTACAGTTGTAGATAGGTGGGGTGAAGCTAAGTGAGTTGGAAGTTTTGGAAAAAAAATGAGCCTGAGTACTACGTTGAGACACAGGACATACCTGCCACTACGTTGTACCGTTGGTTTTTATATGATCTTGGAATTGAAAATCCCAACAAATATGCTGACTCAGCAGGGTTTTCCCCTGTAAGTCCAGAAGGTGACGAGTTTGAACGTCGTGAAAGCCTTGAGCGTTTACTACAGGTTATTCCTTATAAACCATTTATTGAAATGATGGCTGCTTTTAATGGTGAAATTTTATCTAAGACTCTTACTAATATTCTTAGAGATAATGATTTAGTAGATGATGAATTTTCTTTAGAAAGTGACATGCATACAATGGCTGAGTTGTATACCAAGGTATCGGCTTCTGTACTTGTCCCAGCGTTTGCTGCCGCTTTGGAACTTGGTATTCTTGTTAACCCAGGAATGTATACAGATGGAGATTTTTATGAGTAACAATTGGTGGGCAGATAAATTAAGCACTCCAGCGCCTTCTGGAAGACCCTCACCTACGCCCCCTAGCACCCCTAACATGCCTGGACCATACAACCCTGTACCCCAACCTCAGATGCCCCCACAACAGGCTCAGAGGCCCCCTCAGAGCGCTTCAGCGTCACGTTGCCCAGGTTGTGGTAGCGGTAACTACGGTTCCAGTGCCTTAGCCCCTGAAGCTAAGGCTCGTTGCTATGATTGTGGCTATCCCATAATACAATCAGGTAGTGGACTAGGAACAGGTGTTCAAGGGGCTGCTGCTTCAGGACCAGCTATACCCGCACGTCAATCAACTACGGCTAACAATTTTAACCCACAAGGAATTATAGGACATATCTAATGGATGCAGACCTCGCTAAAGCAATTGCAAAACTTAATAAAAAATTTGGCTCAGAGATGATTGTTCTCGGAGCAGACATTAAAGACAACGTATTAGGTCGTATGACTACAGGCTCACTTGCAGTAGACATGATTCTCGGTGGAGGCTTCCCTGTCAACCAATGGCATGAAATTGTAGGCGAAGCTTCTAATGGCAAGACAGCACTTGCGCTTAAGACTGTTGCTGCTAATCAAGAACGAGACCCAGAGTTCACCACCGTATGGGTAGCCGCAGAAACTTGGGTACCGCAGTACGCAGAGATGTGTGGTGTAGACCTTAACCGAGTATATGTAGTAGCTACTAACGTTATGGAAGAAGCCTATGAAGCAGTAATTGAACTTGTAGAGTCTAAGGCTATTGACTGCGTTGTTATTGATTCTCTACCAGCCTTAGTTCCTATGGCTGAAGATGATAAAAACATGGATGAAGCAACTGTTGGTCGTGGAGCATTACTAACAGGTAAGTTTTTCCGCAAGGTAGGTAAAGCCTCACGTCGTTCCTTAGTAGAATACGAGCGACCTTTCATTGGTTTAATTATTAATCAGTACCGCATGAAGATTGGCGTTATGTATGGTGACCCTCGTACTACGCCAGGTGGAGAGGCTAAGAACTACGCATTCTTTACTCGTCTTGAGGTCAAACGCGATGAATGGATTGAATCTGGCGTAGGCCAAGAAAAGCATAAGGTAGGTCAAACTATCAAGGTACGTACTATGAAAAACAAATCAGCCCCACCTGCACAAGTAGCCTACGTAGATTTTTACTTTGCTGATGGTGAATGTTTTGCTGGAGAGTTTGACTTTGCTAAAGAAATTGTAGCCCTAGGTATTATTTACAAAATTATTACCCGTGCTGGTGCATACTATTCGTATGGTGACCGAAAGTGGCAAGGTGGAGATGCTGTGGTAAAATCTATTAGGGAAGAGGTTGACCTCAGAGAGGCGCTTGATAAGGATGTACGACGTGTCGTACGCCCAGAAGAAGGCGCTACTTATGAGGTGGCTGATGCGGTCTGAAGGCCAAATTCAGTCTAAGAAGCATGAGAACAGACTAGCCAAAGTTGTCAATGGTTCTACCGTTGCTGCTAGCGGAGCCTTTTGGAGCCGTAAAGGTGATGTTCGTTCTCAAGACCTACTTATTGAACATAAGTGGACAGGCAAACAACAGGTTACTGTCAAAGCAGTAGTTCTAGAAAAGATTGTTAAAGAAGCAATTCTTGATGGTCGGATGCCTGTCCTTGGATTTCATGTTAATGGCGAAAATTACGTCATGCTAGATGAAAACGATTTCCTGGAGCTACGCCAAAAGCTCCAGGAGTGTAAGTGCGAGACCCATTAGATGTAGAGAACTGGCGAGCGGATGCCAAGTGCAAGGGAATGAACACAGAATTGTGGTTTCCTCCACGCGAGAAAGAACTTTACAAAACTATTGCGGACAAATCAAAAGGCGTGTGTTTCGGTAGAGATGGCAAACCTGAATGTCCTGTTCGTAAAGAGTGTTTAATGTACTCTGAAAATATGAACGAACAGTATGGTATTTGGGGTGGGTTAAGCCACAGAGAACGTAATGCGTTACGGCGTAAAGCTGAACGTCATGGCAAAACTTTAGAAGAATGGGTTAAAAAAAACTAATGACATACGAGCCGTTTAAATGTCCTGACTGTAGTGTGTGGTGGCGTGGAGAGACACACAAGTGTGCTAGTGTACCTACTAAAGAAAGGTTAATTCCTACAAAGGGTTGGCTTATGTGTCCAAAATGTAGTAAAAATGTTACTAAATATGACTGGCATTCATGCAGTCATTATCCTGATTGGCGTAAAGAAAAGGGAAACCGAAAACATAATGACCCACCAGCCTATTCCTAGCGGAACACTTAAAAAATTAGTAGACATTGGTAAAAAAGAAACACGAGTACTGGGTTCTGTTGAACGCTGGTTATTAGCACAGCCTCGTGATGCTAGTCGTGCTACTGATGTTATTCATCCGTCAGCTATGGTTAAATTTGATTGGTGTCATCGTGCTGAGTATTTTCATTTACAAGGTGCTATCCCAGCACCACCTAAATATCGCGCTTCTATGAAGCAGTATTTAACTTTTGATGAAGGTCACCGTATTCATGACCGTTGGCAAACATGGTTTTGGAATATGGGGCATTTATATGGTAAATGGTCATGTTTTAATTGCCAACACACATTTTATGCAGTAAGCCCTACTGAATGCGAATCTTGTAATGCCTCTGTTAAAAAATTAAAGTACAGAGAAGTATCTGTTTACAGTAGCCAATACGGAATGTCAGGTCACGCAGATGGTTGGCTTAAAGGGTTTGGTAACGATTTACTTCTTGAGATTAAATCTGTTGGAGAAGGTACTGTTGCTTGGGAAGACCGCGTTATGTGGCAAGAGCATGGGGAAAACTTTAAATCAGTTTGGAAAGCCCTTAAATCACCATTTCATACACATCTTTTACAGGCTCAGGTATACATGAAGTTGCTTGAACTTATGGACTCAAATAATTTTCCTACTGAAGCCGTATTTATTTACGAATCTAAGGTAGATCAGCAAATTAAAGAATTTGTAGTTCCAAAAAGTGATTTTGGTATCGCACCTTTATTTGAAGCTGCTGCTATGATTATGGAGTCAATTAAGAACCAGACACCACCAACATGTAACATAAGTCCATCAGGTACTTGCCAAAAATGCGAAGGATTTTAAATGTCAATTAAATTACGTGCTGAGGAAAGCCAGCGTACTATTGATACTTTAGTTGCTCAAGGATTTACTATGGAATCCGAGTTTAAAGGTATTAATCCAATAATGCCACACGATATTACAGACTTAGATGACTTAGGTGTCATGCGATTGTTTCAAGAGTACAATGCGTTTTTATCATTTGTAGCCGCTCAACAAGCTTGCGCTCAAATTGATGAAAGTAACGCTAAAAAACGATTAGATTACGCAGAGGCAGCAGCAATGGAAGAGCATGCACAGCCTAAAATGACAGTGTCTGCAATTAAAGCTAAAATTATGGCTGACCCTAACATTTCTAAACTTATGCAAGCCCATACACAAGCACATGATTATCGTAAAGGTATTGAAATGATGCATACTAACGTAGAGCGTGATTGTGCGTTTCTTAGCCGTGAGATAACTCGTCGTACATCTTCAGGTTTTACTAACAGAGCCAGTAAGTTTACAACATGACAATAAATCATCAATGTGCTTATTGTGATAGTCATTTTGTTGAAGTTATTGACCTTATTGCACATATTAAAGAAGTTCATAAAAAATAATGCCTAATCCAAAAATTTGGGGAAACTCCAATTTAAAAAGTGCAGTAGCCGTTGGTATTGACCAGTCTTATTCTGGTTTTGCATTAACTGCTATTGACAATGAAGATAATTACTACACAGAAGTATGGAAGCTAGATGGTACAGGGGTGGAAAGGCTGGCTCAAGCTCAGTTTATTGTTCACAGTTTTACTAATCATTTTAAAGTAACTGCTACGGCTATAGAAGGCTATGCGTTTGGTAGTCAAATGGCTAACATGTTAGGTGAATTGGGAGGCGCTGTTAAGCTAGCCCTCAGAGAGATTTACAGCCCTCAATTTCCAGAAGCTCGGTATCCATTAATCGTCCCACCCACTAGTTTAAAGAAATACATTACTGGCAAAGGCCGAGTAGATAAAAACCAAATTCTTCTTCAAGTATACAAAAAATGGAATGTGGAATTTAACAACGATAACGCTGCTGATTCTTACGGATTAGCCCGTATTGCTCGTAATAAGCATGATTTTGAATACGAAAAAGAAGTTTATGACAAGGTAACTTCACCCTGATTTTGTATATATTATGCCTCATAATAGATAAAATAACCGTTCTACTATACGAGGTATAAAATGTCAGAAACACCAGAAGAGCAAGTTCTTAAGGTTAGCGCTGGGTCTAACCCACAATCTGTGGCTGCAGCCATTGCCCACAGTATTTATGAAAATCACACCTGTAAACTTCGTGCCGTAGGCGCTGGAGCCGTAAATCAAGCTGTTAAGGCAATTGCTATTGCCCGTGGATATACAGCACCAAGAGGTTTAGACCTAAAGTGCATCCCAGGTTTTGCCAGTATTGAGTCCCATGATGGCACTATTTCAGCCATTGTTTTTGTAATTACTTCAGACTGACAATACAAGGTTTCGTATCTAAACTTGAATAAGGAATTCCTATTCAACTCTAAAGAGGTTTTAATGGCTAAAACTTTAGCTCCTATGCCTGGTTCAGCACCAAGCAGCGCTACCCCTGTAAATGCTTCCGCGGCTCCTTCAAAAAATACCAAAGGTATGCCTCGTAAAAACACCGCTTCAGGTGACCCGTACGCACAGCCAATTGGCATTCGCAGATATGCTCCAAGAGAACGTGGTGGAGCAACTTATGGTGTACAGGTTGGCTTTGAAGCACACGTTGCTCCAGAAGCTGGTCCTACATTAGCTAATGGCAGATTGTTCAGTGCAGCAACAAATCGCAGCGCTCCTAATTTCCTTGCAGGAATGTCTGACCACGCTTAAATACACTTCCATGCACTATGGCGGACTTTAGACAAGCCCCGACTAAATTTAGTCGGGGTTTTGTCGTTTCTAAAACTTGTGGTATGTTATGCTAAAGAATCAAACATACGACAAGGAGACGTTATGCTTATTGATATTATTAATAAACACCTAAACGCTGCAGACTCTAAATGTTCATTTGGAGCGTGGTTAGCGCAGCAAGGAAAAGCAGAACAAGACGGGTTTGAACTTCTTATGAAAAAGAAACCCGTAAATGTTGCTAGTATTTATCGTTCTTTAACTATTGAAGTAGAAGACTTACCTTTTAAATCCACTACATTTAAGTCGCATATGCGAGGAGACTGCAAATGTCAAACAAATTAACTTTTTTAGAAATTATACAAGCTGCCTTACTTGAACCAGAAATTGGAGAATCAACAAATTTAACGCAAGCCACTCTTGCTACATTACCTAAAACAACTAAAGCAAAAGTAAAAAAGAAACCAACTGGTTGGAAATTAGCCGTTGTTCTTCCAGACGCACAAATTGGATTTCGCCGTTATGAAGACGGAACTTTAGACCCATTTCACGATGTCCATGCTATTGATATTGCTATGCAAGTGCTTGCTATGGCTGAAGAAGAGCATGGCGTAGATATGGTTATTAACTTGGGAGATACTATTGACCTTCCAATGTTTGGTAAGTATGCCCAAGAAAATTCTTTTTACAACACTATTAACGAAACATTGACAGCAGGACACTCTTTCCTAGCATCTCAACGTGCATTAGCCCCTCATTCTCGTGTTATTTTTATTGAGGGTAATCACGATTGCCGTATTAATAAATACATGAACTTTCAAGCTATGGCGGCTTCCCGTATGAAGCAAGTAGGTTCAGAGGATGCAGTAAATAGCCTTCAACACTTACTTCGTTTTGAAGATTTACGGGTAGAAATGATTGATGGATACCCAGCAGACAAGTTTTATATTAATGACCGTTTAATTGCTCGTCACGGTACAAAAGCTAATTCTAATGGGGCTACTGCTACGCGTTATTTAAATGCTAATCATTTGGAAAGCGTTATTTACGGTCACAGCCATCGCCAAGAACTTATGTACAAAACTCATGACACCCGCAAGGGAATGGTTCAAAATGTGGCATACAGCCCAGGAAGCTTATGTCGTGTAGACGGTGCAGTTCCATCTGTGGCTGGCGGTATCAAAGCAGATGAACGTCCTGTAGAACAGTATGAAAATTGGCAACAGGGTGTAGGTTTATTGTGGTACAAAGAAGCAGGCGACTTTAGTGGAGCCAACGATTTTACTATTGAAAACATTCACATCATGGATGGTTGGGCTGTTTATGCTGGTAATGAGTTTAGGTCAACAATTAAGTAATACGCCTGTAAAATTGGGATATGCCTCAAGCCCATCAAAATATCCAAAACTTAGGCGCCAACGGTTTATACGGCACTAATACCACCTATGGTGGTGGCGGTGTGCCAGTTGCTCGTGGTGACCTAGATTTTCTGCGTCTTGGAGTGGGCCGTGTACCATCTGCAGAGTACCCCGATGGCTATTTAGGGACTATTCGTTCCCGTCGTGATGACCGAGGCCGACCTTCTAGTACTTCAGACACAGTTCTGAACCAAATGAAGGTTCGCCTTGGTCAACGCGGTTATCAGCGTGGCGTTCATCGTGGTGAACGTATTGACCCAAGTGATTATTATTATCCAACTGAGTTGTCCCCTGAGCGTGGTATTAAACGCCAGATGAAAGCCAAGTTTGACGGTAATACTTGGATGACAACACGTTATGTAGAAAATCAAACACTAGTTCCAGCACCACATTTACCAAATGACGGTAAAGCTGGTCCTAATGTACGTAGTGATTCTCCATACAATGTAAACGAAAAGCGTGTTTCTCAGCTGTCAAATATGCGTCCAAGCTGGAGATAATCATGGGTAAATTTAAAACGCAAATTAAAATTGGTGGAAACTCAAAAACTAGAGGCAAAGGTCCTATGGACAAGCCTATTGTTTCTACTTCTCGCCCCGCAGATACTTGTGCAGAAGGTTGTCTATTTAAAGGTTTAGGTATTGACCATAAGCCTAGCGAAGGCGGAACCTCATGCTATGCGGTTAACAAGCCTGGTGGCGGTCCTAACTTATTCCAAATTGCAGAGAATAAAGGCGAAAGCGATACTGCTCGGGCTTTTAAAATTCTTGCACGTAATACTCCTGCCGAAGCAACGGTTCGTCATCTTGAAGCAGGGGACATTAAAACTCCTGAAGAGGGCGATGATTACATTGAGCAGGCTAATAAGTTCCATGCTGACATGCCTAAGACTAAAGGTTACGGGTTTACCCATAACCACCCTAATCTTGACCCAAATTCAGTAGAAGGTTGGATGTTACGTGCATCTACTGAAACTCGCGATCAGGCTGAGGCTGCCTCTGCTAAGGGTTGGAATACAGTCATTGAGTCCCCAGCAAATGACATGTTGTCCTCACGAGGCGAGCGTATTGCAGGAAAACCTGTTCGTCAATGCCCTGCTCAAACTCATCCAGAAAAAGTTGGGTGTGCTAACTGCAGCATGTGCCGTAATGAAAACGTCGTAGTTGAGTTTCAAATTCATGGCACAAGCAACAAAATTAATGAGCAACGTATTAGGGATGTCCGCCATGCAGAGCGTGACAGCACAGTAGACCTAGGAATGCCGTCTATGCCTGCACGACAATCAGTTACAGCATCACCTAGCCCAGACGGTGACTCAACTGATGTGGATAAGCCTTCACGTAACAGTGGGTTTATTACAGGATTTTCAGGAAGGAATATTTAATGCCAAATTTAACAAATGGCGTATATTCCAATCGTCCTTGGATTGCCCCACCAGAAGCTGCGTATCCTCCACAAGCTTATATTGGCCCTTTTGCTAGTAATCAAGAGCAGAATCTAAGCCAGGCTATGGCAGTATTGACTATGTCAAGTGAAGATATTCAACAATACGTACGTCCCAATCTTCCACAGATTCAGCTATTCCCACCAAGGTTTGGGTACGAAGACCATGAATACAGTATTGATGACATGGTTAACCTTAATGTTCCTGTTACTGAGCGGGTTGACACCCCTAACCCAGCAGCACAGGCCGAAAGTTCATCCCGCAACACGTTAGGATATGGTATTTAATGAGTACCCCAGACTGGAAAAAAAATAATTACGACCTTAGTATTAATGTTCCTCAATCTAACATTGATACGCTTAACTCAAACCAAACGTTTGAGGGTAACGTAGCCCATTACAAAAAATCTGGCCTTGACCCAGTAAGTCGTGAGGCTATGAACCGTTTTTACGGAGTAGACCGTGTTAAAGGTGTCTTTGGTGACGCAACACCTACTACTATGACACCTGGACGTGGTGGTGACCCAGACAGTCCAAATAACCGAGAAAACAGAGCAGACGAGCCTGAAAGTCAACGACCAAACGCTCGCGAAGATCGCGGTCCTACAGTTCCCCAAGACCGTGGGCCAAATCCAAACCGTGTTCCACCAGTGCGTGGCATTACCCCGTACGTGCCTCCAGCAGTTGGTCCAGCAGTGTTACCTCCTCCACCAACAGTGCGTGTTCCACCTACAGCAAGTATAACTCCAGGACCAACTACCCCAGCACCTACGCCTAGCGCTACTTCTCGTTTTCCAGGAGTTAACATACCTACTAAACCATTAAATACTCCAGCACCTAACGCAAATACGCGCGAAAATCGCGTTACATCACTAATGGCTTAACATGGCAATTGACCCAGGTTTAATGACAGATTCTACAGGTAGCGGCATGGCTGGTGGTACAGATGTTGGCGTATTTACCCAAGAAAGATTGAAAAATACGTACTACAATAATAGTAAGCCTTGTATTGAGTGCGGTCTTAATTTAGACCCGTACCATGCATTGCATAATCAATATTGTGCAAATTGTAGTAATCGCAAGTTTTACAAACACGTAAAGAACGGAATGGTGTCCTAATGACCGTACCATATCGCCGCTCGCCTAATGCAGAGCTAAATGAAGGATCAACCGATGGAAAATACCGAAAGCGTCGCCCAAATACAACAGTCGCTGCTGGCATGGGTGACCAGTCTGTTGTAGCCAACCGCGCTGGTTTGCATCCATACATGAATTACGGATTTATTAACTCTGAAGACCCACAAAAGGTTAACCCAGGTAAATAAAAATGGGTAGTAGAAAACTATCCCGCACACTTAGGGATTCTCGCGAAGCCTGGGATAGCGCAGGATCAACGTATGATGATCCTGATGTTGGTGCGCAATGGTCACACCGTAAAGACTCTGAAACAGGCGCTATGGTGTATTACACACCACAAGGTAAAAAGTATGTTCCAGAGAATCCAGCTCGTGAAAGAACTGTAACAGCTAATCCTACCCCTGTTGTTGGTCCTGATAGGCCAGCTTCTAGAGCATCTGTATCTGGTGACCCTAAAATAACTACCCCAAAACCTCGTGCAGAAGCATCTCAACTTGTAGAGACTATTGAAAGCGTAGACCCTCAAGCAGGAATGAGCCATCTTGAAAGACATAAAGCTCGTACAGCAGAAATTGCGCAAAAAAACGCAGAAAGACTTGCTAGAGAACAAAAAATTACAGGTGCACCATCTGAAAAATCTAAACCTAAAAAAATGGTTACCAAAGAACTTAAATTTAAAGGAACTGGTCCAGATGACCCAGAAGCAGGTACATTTGTAAGTGATATGGACATACCTGACCCAGAGCCAGAGCGTACTAGAACTGCTACTGTTAATGAACCAACCAAAGGTAGAGCAAAATTTAAACCTTCCAAAGCTGAATCAACTCAAAAAGCAGCTCTTGAAAAGGGTAGTGCATCCGATTACTGGTTAAGTACTATTGGTAAAGAAAGTAAACCAAAAGAAGCATCAGAAACAACTGGACGAACAACTACTGGTCCTCAACGTAAATATGATGTAGCTCCACAAGGTGCTGTTAGTGACTTAGGTGTAAAAAACGAAGCTGGCAAAGACGTTGGTGGTTTTTGCATTAATTGTGACAAGCCTATTCCAGGTGTTCAAGCAGCAACTCCTGTAGGACAACGTAGGAGTTCAACAGGACATATGATTGCAGTATTTGCTGAATCAAATAAAGGACATGACAGGGGTATATTTAAACCGCGTGATGACACTTTATGTGCAGAATGTACTCCTATGAGCCAAACAGTAACAGCAGAAGGCGCAAATAAACTGGCTGAAAAGTTTAACGTCTCCCGCACCACAAGAGGATAATTAAACCTTTATGCTAAAATAGTGTTATGGACTTTAATAACGCTATAGATTTAGGTGCAAAAGTTAATCAAGACGAACCTATGATTCGTGTATTGGTATGTCGTAATTGCAAAACAATTGAAGAATTGCCAGATTATGATGGTGATCCAGCAACCGATACGTTGCTAAACATCCTAGTATCTAAGCATCAAAAGCCTGTTGAACACATTGGTATTCTTATGAAGTTTCCGTTTAAATATTGGGCTGTGCCAAAAATTCAAGCTGAAATTGTTAAACAGATTAAAGGTGGTTCTGAAGGCCTAGATGCCTTTCAAACTAATTTTTATGCCACTAAAAATCAATTTGCAGAAGACGCTATGTCTTGCTTTTCAGAACATTTGCGCCCAAAAGGACAGTGCCCAGACTATAAATCTGATAAAAAACTACTTAAACCTGATACTGACGCTGACCGTAAAGAGGCAGGTCTTGAAAAAGCGGGCAAAACTGGCCCTAAAGTCTATTTATGTGACTTTTGCCCAGTAAAATCCTTTAATATGCAGAAGTCTAACGCTGAGAAGGGGCTATATAAATAGCCTTAAAGTAGTAGACTAGTAGTACACAATCCAAATTACAGGGGTGATTACCACATGTACATAGAACTAGTTTGCTCCTGCATGGCGTCAATTAGCGTTGAGCTTGATAAAGGTCGTGAAGATGCTGGTTGGTTACTTGTTGGTAGATTTTCTGCTGCACATGTAGTATGTGGATTAGTAAGCCCGCTTCTTGAGCAAAAAGAAAAGCCAACTAAAATATTTAACATTAATGCAAAACCAGAGCAGGATAGTCTGTGAATTATTACGAGACACTTGCTAGCCAAGCCGAAGAAATTAATATTGAACCAGGCGAAACATCCTATTTCAGTGATTCTAAAAGTAATTTAGACCCACGAATATTTCGTGAAGGTGTGCTACTACCTTCAGTTCGTGACGCTATCCTTACATTGTTATATAACCATTTAGCCCTTGGTTACAATGAAGCGTCAGCATGGTTAAAGGTATATTTAGCAGGTTCAGGTGTTTCGTATAATTGGGCTGCTCACAGAACTCCAGCCGATCTTGATTGCTTAGTATCTGTAGATTATCCACAATTTAGACAATCTAACCAAGAATACAAAGGTTGGTCTGATTCAGAGATTTCAGCAGAGATTAACCAAGGATTTAGAAACGAACTTCACCCCCGTACTAATAATTTTTTAGGCGAATACGAACTTACGTTTTATGTTAATACCAATTCGGACATTACTGCAATAAAACCATATGCAGCATATTCAGTTCTTGACAACTCGTGGGTAGTTCCACCTAGCGTTATGGAACCCCCAACTGACCCAGAATGGTCATCAGCAATAGAGCGTGACAAAGTAAAAGCTGCTGAAATTGTTAATAGATATACAACAGCGCATAATCAAATCAAGAATGCAGCCAATGATGCCATGCGAATCAATGCTGAAGCTGCGCTAGCTGTTGCAGTGCAACAAGGCTCGGCTATGTTTGAGGATATTCATACTTCACGAAATACAGCATTTAGCCCAGCAGGTCAAGGATTTGCGGATTTTTCAAATTACCGTTGGCAAGCAGGAAAACAAAGCGGGGTTGTTCCTGCATTAAAAGTTCTGCACGACATGTCAAGTGAAGCAGCCTCACGTTTTGCAACTACTACTTATGGTGTAGAGTTACCTGATACAAGCACACTTATTAGACGGGCTTATCGACCATAGTGTGATAGGTTAGATCAACAACAGATACTACTTGGAGAACAAAATGAAACAGAAAGATACTGTAGCTATTGGCTGGTGCCACGCTGGTGAAATTGACACCGAATTCGGCCTTAGTATTATGCAGATTATTAGAGATGAGCCTAAACGTGTAGGCGATTTTTTCTGCGTTGAAGGCTTAGGATTACTGGCTAAAAGTCGTAATATTATGGTCAAGCATTTCCTTGATAATACTAAGGATGACTGGCTACTTATGCTAGATGCAGACGAACGTATTTCCCCACATACGTTTAGATTATTAGTTGAAACTGCAGATCAATATGTTCGACCAGTTGTTGCAGGTCTATATTTTGCAGCCTTGTGGGAAGGTCCAAGCTTACGCCCAGTCCCATTGATTTTTAAAGCGGACGCTGAAACAGGGTTACAGCCTTGGGATGACTACCCAGAGAACTCAATAATTCAAATTGCTGCCGCAGGTACAGGTTGTCTTTTAATGCACCGTACAGCCCTACAGAAGCTTCGTGACGAGGTTGGGGAAGAGCAGCGTGACTGGGCATGGTTCTTAGATGGACCTATTGGTGGCAATAAATGGCTATCAGAAGATTTAACATTTTGTTCAAAATTGCATAGCAATGAAATACCTATGTTTGCACATACAGGGGCTATCCTGCAACATCACAAACGTATTTGGGTAGATGAAGCGCACCACCGTGGTTGGTTAGCCAACAATGAGGCTGGGACAGGGCTGGATCAATTAAAATGACAGGTCAATATGAAGATGAATATGAAGAAGTATGGCAATTATGTGAAAAATGCCATACCCTTTTACCCACTGTGACGTATTCCCCTGGCTCAGGAAACTCGTGTGATTCATGTCGGTCTTAATTTTTGTAGACGGCATTATGCGTAGAGACCGCGATCAATCCATTATTATGGAAGGCGCAGCCCTTTACAAATCTTTAAATGAGACTAACCGTGTCATTCTTATTTGCGACGACGCAGAACGTACTGATATTTGGCTTAAAACTAATAATTTAGGCAAAAAATTAGATGATATTGTTGCAATTATTGATACTCCTTTAGATAACCCACGGCTATTAACTATTGAAACTTTGCGTAGCAAAGGCAAAATTGATTACGTGGTTACAGAAGACACAGAATTGGCTAAACAATTAATTGAACGTGGCATTACTACTTTAGTATTTCTTAATCCAAGATATACTCGATCAGAATTTAGACCAGATGGTCGAGAAGGTATTAAAAGTTGGGCTTTAATTAACGAAGAATTAGACCGTCAACAGGGGATATATGATGAGGACCCTAGGTTGTGAGACTAATTTATCTGGGTGCAGATGTACCTAGTAATCGTGTAATTATGGAAACAATGGGTGTTAAACACGTAGGTGTATCTTTTTGGAGACTTACTAAACGCGGATTGCCTAAAAATAAACGGTATATGCTAGAAAACTATTTTCCTTCCTATATGAGTATTCACATACATCCTGGTATTCCAGATGGCACGTTTCTCACTGAGGTAGAAATGGAAGAGTTTGCTGTAGCCTACGAAGACTTTCTAGCCCATAATATGGACAGGATTGCCTCATTTACAGAAATAACGCATCCAATGATAGCCAAGCGGGCTCTTTACACGCAGCGAGAAGCTGCTTGGTCAGAAGAGGAAAAGTTTTGGGCCACTATTAGAGACGATAGTTCTTACTCTGAAATTGTGGATTTATGCCAACAATACACAAACGTAGCAATTCCTTATGACCTTATTGAGTCTGATGTGTCATTATCAGCAAAAACTAGGTCATTATCTAATCAATACGGAACTACGTTTCATGCGTTAGCCTGTGCCAAGCCAGATAATTTGCGACAAATTAAAGTAGCGTCAGCAACTACACAGTCTTGGTTATCCCCTATGATGCGTGGAGAGACCATTGTATGGGATGGTAATAAATTAGTTAGATACCCAAAAAAGATGAAAGAACAAGCCCGCCCAAGATATAAAGCAGTGTACGAGAAAGCAGGCTTGGACTTTGATAAAATTGTACAAGACGACCCAGTTGAGGTGGCTAAACTCGCCTTGTGGTCTTATGACCAATTTGAGGAGAGATTTAATATGGTAAATAATCCATTCATGTCCGAACAAGATGATGACGATGATGAGTTTACTTCTGAAATTAAAGACTTTATAACAGGTAAAACCCCAGAACTTGACATAAGCCAGTTATATTATAACAGTGCTGAAATGCATAGTGCAGGAAACGCGGAAACTACCCCCGTTGTACATGATAAGAGGGGGGGTAACATGCGGAAACTTGAACATAGGGATAGTAACGAAATGGTCACCTTACCTGTGTTTGCAACAGAGATTAAAACTATCGTAGAGCAAGATGAAAGTGGATATGATGTTATTAAAGATGTTCCACTTATGCGGTCAAATGCAACCAGTTTGCGTATGTGTGATACGTGTTTTGTGGCATCAAATTGCCCTGCGTTTAAACCTCAAAATAACTGTGCATTTAATCTTCCAGTAGAAGTAAAAACAAAAGACCAGTTAGTTGCACTGCTTAATGCTATTATTGAAATGCAGGCACAACGTGTAGCATTTGCAAGGTTTTCTGAAGAATTAAACGGCGGATATCCTGACCCTAACACAGGTCAAGAAATGGATAGACTGCTTAAGTTAGTTAAAAACGCTAAGGACTTGCAGGACACTTCATCATTTATTAAGATGACTGTTGAAGCCAAAAATGGAGGCGGAGTTCTTAGTCAAATTTTTGGAGAAAAGGCTCGCGATTTAACCCAATTACCAAATAATGGGTTGTCTGAAGATGACACTACAAATGTTATTCGAAGGTCTATCGAGGACTAACTCTTATAATATAAGAGACTCCCGTTCCACTATGGAACACCACTTTAGTAAATCACTCACAAATAAGGATAGGTATGCTGTCATTTAAATTGACGGAAGATTTCATTTCAACGTATGAAGGTAAGAAAGTCCCTTGGGGATATCAAGACGCTGGCGGTAACGCTGTGGGTGAAATTACGTTTCTTAGGACATATTCTCGTAAGAAACCTGATGGCACAAAAGAGACTTGGGTAGAGGTTTGCCGTCGTGTAATCGAGGGTATGTATTCTATTCAAAAAGACCATTGCAAGACTAACCGTTTGCCTTGGAATGAGAACAAAGCACAGGCTTCAGCAAAGGAAGCGTTCGAACGTTTGTTTGAACTTAAATGGACACCCCCAGGTCGTGGACTTTGGGTCATGGGTACACCTATCGTAACCGAGCAAAAGAACTCGGCTGCTCTCCAAAACTGCTCATTCGTGTCTACCGAGTCAATGACTAAGCACAACCCAGCCAAGCCATTTGCATTCCTAATGGAAGCCTCAATGCTAGGTGTAGGTGTGGGCTTTGACGACAAGGGTGCAGACAAAGAGTTCACCATTTACGCGCCAACACAAACTATCACCGAGTATGTAATCCCTGATACTCGTGAGGGCTGGGTTGAATCTACCTCGGCTTTGATTAACTCATACCTACGCCACGACCAGCCAACCCTTAGTTTTGACTATAGTGAGATTCGTGAAGCGGGAGAACCTATTAAAACGTTTGGTGGTACGGCAGCGGGCCCTGATCCATTGAAGGCTCTGCATCAGTACATTATCAGAATGTTTAAAGATAGAGAAGGTTCTCTATTAACTAGAGTAGATATTGCTGACATTGGTAACCTTATTGGCGTGTGTGTAGTTAGTGGTAACGTTCGCCGTTCTGCTGAGTTGCTAATGGGTCGTTTGGATGATGAAAACTTCCTCAATCTAAAGAATAGTGATGTATTCCCAGAAAGAAACTCCTATGACCCTAAAGCACCAGGCTGGGGATGGATGTCTAACAACTCTGTTGGCATCTCTGTTGGGGATGACTTGTCAAACATCATTGAGGGAATTGCTCTAAACGGTGAGCCAGGAGTTATTTGGATGGATGTCACTAGGCAGTATGGTCGCCTCATTGACCCACCAAACAACAAAGACTGGAGAGCATCTGGGTATAACCCATGTGCTGAACAAAGCCTTGAGTCATTTGAGTGCTGTACTTTGGTTGAAACTTACCTTAACCGCCATGAATCATTAGAGGATTACAAGCGAACTCTTAAGTTTGCCTACCTATACGCTAAGACTGTTACGCTTCTCCCAACTCACTGGGAAGAAACCAACGCTATTATGCAACGTAACCGCCGTATTGGTACGTCAATGTCTGGTATTGCTAACTTTGCTGATAAGAACGGCTTACCTGCCTTGCGTAACTGGATGGATAGTGGGTACGACACCGTTACTCGTTATGACGGTATCTATTCGGAATGGTTAGGTATTCGTGAGTCAATCAAGACTACAACAGTAAAGCCATCAGGAACAGTATCTATTCTTGCTGGAGAATCTCCTGGTGTGCATTGGACTCCAGGTGGTAAGCACTTCTTGCGTTCTATTCGTTTTGCTAATGATGACCCTATGCTTCCTCTCTTTACTTTTGCAGGATATCGGGTTGAACCTGCTAGTGAGTCTCCAAAGACTACTAGCGTAGTTTTCTTCCCAGTAGAATCAGATGCCTCTCGTAGTGAGAAAGATGTCTCTATTTATGAAAAAGTTGCTCTTGCTTCTATGGCTCAACGCCATTGGTCAGACAACTCGGTATCAGTTACGGTATCCTTTAATAAGGACACCGAAACTAAAGATGTTGGTACAGTCCTTCACCTTTTTGATGGGCAACTCAAAACCGTTTCTTTCTTACCTATGGGAAACGAGACTTACCCACAAATGCCGTATACGCAAATAACTGCTGATGAGTATCTAGACTACACAATGAAATTGCTACCTATTGACTTCACTGATGTCTATGCAGGAATGGCAGCCGATGCTATCGGTGAAAAGTATTGCAGTACGGACTTCTGTGAAATACCTAAACAATAATTAAATAGAAAGCCCCCTAGTTAATCAAAACTAGGGGGTTTTTCTTATGCCACTTTTTCCTACGGCCGCCAGCTATTTTTCAAAGATGCTAAAGATGCATAAGTTGTAATAATGATTAGATTACAAAAATTTAATTAAAACTAATAGGATTTTTTTATACAAAACCTTCTCCCCAGCTGGGCCTAGGGGTCTGAAGGAGGAGAGGGTATACTTTGGACAAGAAAAAACCACCCGTTCCCGATTAGGAGAGGGGCGGTAGTTTCTGGTCTATTTTATTATGCACTACTCAAAACTATGAATTAAATCTCTCTGTTCGGGAGGGATGCTAACTCCGTTATGCTTTCGTAATGTTCTACTGCTCTTGTTAATAGCAACAGGGTTATTACAGGCAGGGCAAAGTGTAGTCATTTTGTTAGAGTCTGGATATGTCCAAAATGGATGGTCACTCTCATCCACAGTCCCTACAAAATAGCATGGGTTAGTAATGTGTTTATTAGCCATTATCGCTTCTTACCCTTGCTAACATAACCTGTTTTTTTCTTATTCATAGAGCCAGGTGTGTTATACCCACCTCGGTTAGGTACATTACGCTTACGCACTTCTAGTGCTTCTAATACTTTTTCGTGGTGCTTACCCATTTTAGTTTCTCCTTTTAGAATTCATCATCATTATTCCAGTCGTTGTAGTATAAATCTTTATCAAAATCTTCAATAAATTGAACTGTCGCACCTACAATAAATCCAATTAAACCACCAGCCAACATATAAGTCCATTTCATTTCTCTCCACCCCCATCCAACTGCTCGTTAATCCATTTAGTTGCTTCTCGTCTCTCTCGTTTATGGGTGCGTTTTTTTATTGCTTTAACCGCACCAGCACGAGTTAGATATACATAGGCTTTGCGCCAAGATGTGTAAGCATCTTGTTCATCAGCAGTTTTAATTATGCGTTTCATTTAGGTACTCTCCTAGTATCTCTTTTAGGTCAAGAATAATATCTGCGTAAATTTCTTTTTCTTTACTATCGGTAGGCTTTTGTCTCTCTAAATAGTCAATGTAATCAAGAACACCAGCCATATAGTCTGTCAATTTATTTAACTTTATCTGAGTCTTTCGCAACTCACTCTTAAACATATTATCTTCATAGATACCTGCTTTAGTTTTAGGCACTTGTTTAATTTTAGATTCAGTTACTTTATGCATATTTGTACCCATATGACCATCAAGCCTAAACCAATCTGGTTCATTAGCAAATTGTTTTGGGGGATAATTATCGTGAGGGTGACTCATAGTAACCGTTCTCCATAGCAAGTTTGACTACGAAAGCGCAAGGGTCTCCCCCATCCTCCCAGTCTTGTGCTTCAAGTTCAGTTAAATAAGGGTCTCCGTCATGTGTCATACAGAAAGCAGGGGTAATCCATTTTCTCTCTACTCCCATGTTGTACCAATCTAGGTACTCATCAACGTTATCCATAAACTATCTCCTTGTAAGTATCTGGGTAGTATTCTCTTAACTCTGCAAATGAAACTACGCCTTTGTATTCATTACATCCAGAGCAATACTTTGCTTCAAGTTCTAAAAACGTCATGCAAAATATACAAATAAGTTGGGTATCATCCACTACGATTCCTCGGCTAATGGTGACAGGTTGAGTTCTGCCCAAGAGTTTCCCTCATTTACTATTACAAGAGCCTCGGAGTTTAACAAAGAGGTGTAAACAGTACCTTTTAAGATTGCTCTTTTTATATCAGCGTCTAGAGTGTTAAAGTATTTAACAATATCCTTGTCATTATCAAGTTTAAGTGTGAATTCAATAGTGACTTTCTCAATGCTGATGTTTTCTTTCTTCTTACTCTTTTTAGCCATTGTTCTCTCCGTTTTCTAGTTTAGGCCATACTCCGTCAATAACCATTAAAGCAATAATGCCGTAATTGGCTAGGTCAAGGAATGAATCCCGCAGCGACTCATGCTTTGGGTCTTTGTTTTCGTCTATTAAGTTGTTAATGCGCGATACTTTATCGTAGATACGAACCCTTAATCCATTTAATGCACCGCCAGGGGCGTTTGCTATGTTTAGAGGGCCGTAATCGTTTTGCTTTGAGATAAGCAAGTTACTACATTCAGTAATAATGTCTGCTACATCTGTTACAAACTGTTTCATTTCAGGGCTAGTTGCCATTTTATTCTCTCTCTCTCTCAATCCCAATATGTAGATTTGCCAACGTGCTTTTTTATAGTTCGTCTCTTTTTAATCTTATTTATGAGCCGTTTCATTCTCTCTCTCTCTTTCGTAAACATTACCATAATTATTTATGGCACTCACATTCGCAGGTGTAGGTTTTCTCTGTCAAGATTGAGGTAAACGATACTCGACAATCAGTATGGTTAGCATCCTCGCCTTTACCGCACCAGCCAAAGAAAATACCCTTACTCATACTGTTATTGTCTCTCTCATCAAGTTTGATACTTGGTTTAGTACGTCAGGCACATTAGTATCTAAAGCCTCACATAACTTAAACATAATGCCACTTGTTAGTTCTTTCTTGCCACGTTCTACCTCGGATAGATAGCCGTATGATATATAAGCCTTGTTAGCAACATCACGCATACGCAAATCTCTCTCAATTCGTAAGTCTCTAAGCACTATCCCTAGTGCGGTTCGGTACAACATTATGACTCCCTTAATTTCTCAATGGCTTCGGTAAGCGCATCTGCAATCCAAACGTCATAGTCCTTATCATCACCCAACAGGTATGAAATGGATATTAACTTCTCAATCAAATCAAGATTACTCATTACGACTCCCATAGATGAATGTTTATTGGATACACATAGTAGGTACAAGTAACCCAGTTATCAGTATGGTGCTTTGCCCACTCCATACCTATTTCGGTAGCATGGGCAGGGTCGTCAGCAACTATTCTCATTTCATAAGAAATAGTATTGTTATCTTGCTTGCCCTTGATAGTCACCTCGTATTTTTCAACTGGTGGTTTTATTTCTGTCGCTATTTCACTCATTCGTTATCCCACTTTACATATTTGTAATCGCCGTTTATCATTTCCTCAGACTCCTCGGTAGTAATCCTATTATCACCAGAGGCTAATTGTTCCTCTAGCCAGCACATAAAGTCATAATTAAACTCGTATCGTATTTCCTCATCATCCTCAATGTCATGTTCGTCTCGTATTGTATCCTTAAATTGTTCCCAAAGTTCATCAGGAAATAAATAATAAGTTTTATAGACTACTTTTGATATTAACTCACTTACTATTTTCATTTAGTCCTCGCTTTCATAACAGACTTCGCATACATTCATGCAACAGTCACATTCTTTGTTGTAGTAGTCCTCGCCACAGCATTTAGTACCCCAGTAGTCCTTATGTTCAGGACATCCACAGCACATCAAACACAGTTTATTATGTTCATCATTGTTAATACATCCCCAGACATCCCAGACTCGAATGTCACAATCCGAGCAAAGAGTATCTGGCGCGTAAGTTTGTGTTGAGACGTTATTCATGGTTACTCCTAGTTAATCTAGTTAATAATGTTAGTGAGAGGCAGAGGGTGTTCTGTGGAACGGCTACTCGGAACAACGTACAACGCGCTCTTGCGAGACTTGCAGTACGTTAGGTCTTTCGCGGTATTGCATACTAGCCGTTGCCTCTCACTAACAGGGTTAATATCTACGGAGAGCATTACTTCACTACCAATCTTGACTACAATTTTGTAGTGCTACATGGTTTGGACAGTAAGCCGTCATAGATATTAAATTGAATAGCAACATTATTGTTAATATTGCTAAAGGTTTTTAGCCACAAGAGGTCAAGTTCGCAAGTAGGGACTCCTTCTATGCTCGCTTCATCCAACGCGACTCCCAATTTGGGGGGAGTACCCCATAGACACACAAGGCGGAACATATACCATGACCCTTGTATGCCAGACACAGGCAATATTGCCCCATGACGTTTGTGGCTAAATCTAGTTGGTACGCCCAGAGGAAACGATTTCGCTACTTCATGTCTCGTAAGACTATGTTCACTACTCCGTTCGTTGAGCGTACCAAGTTTGTTAGGTGTGGTATGAGCGCACAGCGATTGCAGAGATGAAAGGAAGTAAGACCCCACAATGCTATCCTCGTCAAGTACGCTCATACCACAGGTCATTACAGACTCCGTAGAATACTACGAGCCACGTTCACAAGTTCTCTAGGCTTGGATACTAACTCAATCGCGTGAGCGTTATGGCGGTATTGACTTAGTATTTTTACGCGCACATCAGGGTCATTTACATCAACCGAAGCGTAACTACTAATATAAACAACTTGGGATACTACCCCGTCAATCTCGTTGATACGGGCAATAGTTCGGTCGCAGTCTGTATTATTAGACCATTCACCGTCTGTGATAATGAATAATAGTTTAGTTTTACGCCTTGAGGACTCAAGGATAGACTCGACATCCAGCAAACCCTCAAGCGGTGAAGTTCCACCACCGTCATAGGCAAGCCGATACCTATTCGTGGCTAAATCATTACTAGAATAGATAGTTTTGATTTGGTCGCTAAAAGATAAGACTGTTACCTTAGCCTCAATCTGTTCTAGCGCACGTTTGATTGCCCACATGGATTGCATAGTTTCGTTGATAATGCTACCCATAGACCCAGATGTATCGCACATAATAACTGCCTCGATATTGTAATCATCCCTGCCCTCATTCCATTGGTCAAAGACTGTTGTAATGTCATTGACATTCATGTTCATAACGCGGTTGATATTGAGTCTGCCTACTGGCTTTTCAATCTGCCAATGAGGGTCATTGTCAATACGCAGTCTGCTAAGTTCCTCACCGAAAGCCTTGCTTGCGACTCGGTAAGCACCGTCAGGTTCTTGTTGCGTGTAATCATTCTTGACATCCTTGCGACTAGCGCGGTCAGACTCACGAATAGCAGAGCGTAACTGACGAGCCTCAACCTTGAGTTGCTTAGACTTCATCAACTTGTCAATAGCCTCGCGTACAGCATTGACAAGTTCATCAGACTGTTCCTTGCGCTGATTGGCAGGGTCATACTCAACAGGATTGTTAGGCTTCTGTGAGCCAGCACCAGACTGGTTATCCTCACCAGACTTGTCCTTGATTTCCTCGTTCGTGTTGGACATAGCCTTAGCACGACTAGCAATTTTGTTTTGCTTTTCATTACCCTCTGGTCTGCCCGACTTGAGTAGTTGTCTATCCCCACATTGACCACCAGTCTGCTTACCAGACTCTAAATCAAGTAGGTCGTGAAACTCTTTGATAAGGTGCAAGCCTCGCGCATAATCGCTTGGGTAAGTAAGCAGTCTGTATTCGTCAATGATGTTATTCATCTTATTAACAAAGACAACACCCTTTTGAGTAATGAATAGGTCAGCAGACAACTGGCGTATCTCAAGTGGCAGGTACTTGCGACCTCGTATTAGTGGATACGAACCCTCGGGCTTTTCCATAATGTAATCAAGAGTGGACTTGATAAGAGACTGGGTAGTGCTTGGGAAGCGAGCCACTAGCAAAGTCTCGATACGCATATCCTCAAGAATGTTAAAGGCTCGGAAGTACCCATTACTAGCCACGTTGCGACCAAACTCGGAGTTACCTCGCGGTGACCAGAGAATATGAGCAACCTCATGGTAGTTCACACCATTGAGACTAATCAAACTACTATCATCAACTTCCTTGAGGATGTTGCTATTAAGATAAATAGTCTTACCGTCATTGAAAGCAGGTGAGTCACCTAAATCCATTTGGCTAAAGTCACCAGCAGTTACCGAGATACTAGACTTGGTAAGCACACTATCCGCAGTCTGGTACACACCAGCGATTGCTTGAAAGCGAGCAAGTTTCTTAGCCTCATGCGCCATAGTGTCGGCAAGTATGAGTTCGCGTTCCTCTGGTGAGAATGTATGTAAATCATCCCTGTTCCAGAATGGTTGTCGCAAGTCACGTTGGACTTCCTTTGGTTTGATACCCATGACTTAGATAACCTCAATCTTAACAGTATCATTAACAACTTCATTGACTGGTTCGGCAATAGGAGTTGTTACCAAGCCTAGTGCTTCCTCAATGTTGTAGCGGTAAGTTTCAATAACTAACTTAACAGCAGGTTGTTCGCGCATTGGGAATAGGTTGAGGTAAGCGTAGATACCATACTCAATACCCAGACTGTTAATGTTGCCCATGAGAGCGACAAGTGAGCGAGTCGAAATTGGCGTTTGGATTTCCTCATCCTCGAAACGGTCGCGTAATGCGTTAGCCATTTCCAATATTGCCTCATTCTTGATTAGTTTACCCTCAATCTCTGGGTCATAAGGAAAATCAAGGTGGTGAGTGAACCTGTCGTTAAACGCTTGAGACAACTCGCGCGTACCACGATAGCCAATGTTACCGTCAGCAACAATGAGCAGGTCAGGATGAGCCTTGACTACTTCACCGTCTTTATCGGTTAGTTGGATTTCGCGCCTGTAATCAAGCAGGGAGTACAACTCGGAAGCAGTACGTTCAGGCATGAATGTAATTTCACCAATAAGCAGAACACCACCGTTGCGTACCAAGTCTGTTATTGCACCGTCTTGCCAATGGAAGTGACCATTCTCGCTTGGGTTGTATCCGCCAAAGAGTTTCTTGGTATCAGTACCAGCAGAGCATGAGAAGTTGTAGTAACGGTATCCGCGAGCAGAAGCGTAAGCCATTACGGATGAAGTCTTACCAGAACCAGCATGACCAGTAATAAGCACGTTTTCATTATTACGCATAGCAACATCAAAGATATCAAAATCAGTAACATCACCTACGACCTTGCGGTTGATGTACGACTTTGCCCACTTGATGTCAGGCACAGAAGCCAATTCCATTTGAGCAGAAGCAGTAACAGCATGAGTACGTTCCACGACTTGCACAGAGGATACTGGGCTTGTTACTGGTGAGCCAGAGTAAGCACGATTAGGTACAAGAGGTGGAAACTCAACATGAGTATCCTTGTAGCGACCGTCAGTTAGGTACTCGGAAAGAGTCTGGTCAGCAGACTCGAAGCGGTGAAGCAGAGCCTCAACAAGAACACCATGAGAGACAGTATCAGACCTGTTATCAGTCTGGTCAGAAGCGTTAGTTGCCTTGTATCCCAAAGTAGTTACCTTGCCACCAGCGATTGCATAGTGGTCATTATCGGTGAGACGGATAGCAACAGTATTCTTAACAACTGGCGTGAATGGTAGATGTTCCAAGTCTGTTAGTGTCCAAGCCTCGGAACGACCACGCTTACCAGTTGATGTGCGGTGGAACAACTGAATTGTACCAATGGTGTAGTTAGGAACAATAAGAGTCTGGTCAAGACCAGTCTCGCCATTGTCACCTGTGATTTCGGATGTGCTTTCTACATAGAGAGCGATTGACATAAGGGGCAACTTCCTTTCAATGATTTTGCCTATTCCCAGAGCGTATCAGAAACAGCGACATAATGATAATTTTTAGACCCCATTTCAGAAAATGTGACGCACTTCACATACTTGTTATCTAAATAGTTATGAACAGACCCCATACCACACTTTCTCTTAGAAGTCAATAGCGATTAGAAACTATTTTTGGGGGGTGCTTATTTCATCTCTTAACAAGATAGGTACATAGAGAGGGAAGTAATCAACGTGCTTCCAACTGGTCGCAGGATACGCTTTACGAGCCACTATAAGAAATACTGGGGGGTTTCTAGATTGGCTATCAAATACTAATAGAGATATAGAGAGAGGATTGAGTACACTTCAGGTCACTTGAACCACCTATGAACAACTTTAGTAATAGGACTCTTACTCTCTCTCTCTCACTCTCTCTTATCACATAACAGACTTGCTAGATAGCCTACCAATCTGGTCATGCAAGCGGTCACGCTTACCCCATAGCACAGCAGTAGCCTATTGTCAAATCGGGGGGGGCGCATACCAATTCTCTCTCTCATTGTCAAACCGACACGCCGTATCTCTCAAAAATGTGGTCAAAATCACATTGTTTGTGTTGGCCTTCGGCCAATTCAATCCGTTTCAGTCCTTTGGACTTGACAATGGGAGGCTTTAAAGCCGTGGGTGGGTGGGTCAACACAAACAAAAATAGCCAGCCCGTAGGCTGGCTATTCAGTTGGTTATTGAGAGTATCAAACTTGCTTATTTATCTAACGCTCGTTGATTTCGTCTCGTTCTTCAAAGTATAACTGGGATGCTTCGCACATTTCCTCAATAAAGTCTTCCCATTCCTCTAAGGTACGGATGAACCCCATTGCAAAAAGGTCACTTGCTTTCCACTCTAGGGTATCTGGTACCCAGTTTGGTTCTGTCATTGTATTTCCTCTCTATGTGTATTGGTATTGACTAGGGGTAGAGACTGCCTTAGCCCCTCTGGGCAAGTGAGTACCAAGCCTACTAGCGGATGTACCCAGTACGCGACTGGGCAGTGACGGCATTTCGCGCCTAGTATTACGGTGTTACCCCTAGTCAAAGGGATAGTGAGGCTGGAGACTAGGTAGGGGGGCTTTACTAGGTCTACGCCCATTGGTACGCTCGCCATTCAACTCCCTTGTCCTACTCTATGTACCTATTGGCCATCTAGCGACAGCCTCACTAAGCCCCGCCAGTAGGTAATGAGCCTACTTCCAAAATCCGTATCCAACTACGGCTGGCGGGTCATTTAAGCCAAGAAAACAAATCAACAAAAAACTTGGCTTAAATGTGAACAGTTTTATGTCATGTTCAGGACATTCCGAGACGAGAGAGGTTAATCAGCCTCGGACACTCGGAACGTAAGGTGTTCGCTTACGTCATAGTCGTAATCGCTAATTTCGTACTCGAAATCGGATTGTTCACCATTACCATTATCGTAGCGGATAGTGCCATGAATGACCAAATCGTCAAACGAGAGGTTGGTTTGGACTTCATCCTCTGCTTCTGACTCATCATCAGCCTCAACCTCGATTTCAAGCAACACGTTGCGGTCGAGACAGACACTAACAGAATAGGTAGTAACGAATGGGTTAGTCCATGACTGATTGAGACCGTCACGAATGTTACAGAAAAGACGTTTTGCCATGTCTTTATCCATTTCATCATCTGCTACTTCTAACGTAATAGCGTTGGTAACACTTGCTAGGACAGCGGTAAAAACCTCTCCTCTAGCCATAGCACGAATAACAGACTCATTACGAGTTACTGCTTCGTTGATACGAGACTGGATAGCAAGTTCTGCTTCCACGTCTGCTGACATTGGGACTGGGGTTGGCGTAAGTTCCACGCCGACCACCACCTCTCTTGATTAGGGGTTGAGCCTCTCTCAACCTCATGCCATAATCCTACACCCCATTTCCTAACTATCACTTTTACTCTTTTTGTGAGGTAGGTCACACCGCAAAAGTTTGTGTTGAGCCTTTAAGGGCTCAAGCTGCGTTTCTGGCTTTAAAGCCAGCCAGCAGCCAACACAAACAAAACGAGGCTGGCTAACTATTTAGTTAACCAACCTCGCCGTACTTGCTTATTCTGTTATGTTATCAGCACCAACGTAGCGAACGTACACTTCGTACTCGGTTACTGACTTAATCCACACGACTTCCACCCCGACTGCTGGGCTCAACAAGGCTGTACGACCTTGTTTACAGTTCTGAACGTAGGTTCGTGCGCTCGCACTACCCTTGAAAGTATCAGGATAGGTACGGAGTAGTGTCCATTGGTTCGGGTTTGCAACCAATGATTCGTACAAAGGCTTGAACTTATCAGCCTTTTTACCACGCGACTTAGCAAAGTGCGGGGGTAGTTCGGATAGAAACTCGGTCGTGCTTGAGGTCGCGTTTGTCATGCGACCACATCCTTTCATAATAGGTTTGGTAGTGGGTGGTGGGTAGCCACGAATGACTACCCACCTGATTACTTACTGGGGAGAGGATGACCCTGCAAGCAACTGCTCTAAAGTTGCTTCATCAAAGGAATCATTGACTTGGGTAACAACATTCTCACCCATGACTTCACACATCATGCTAATCAACCTAGCAAGACTATCAACTTCTATTATGTCCTCAACGAACGCTTGGGCAATTTCCCATTGTCCGTCAAGAATCATGATTGTTGCAAGCGTAGAAATCATGTGAGGCATGATGTTATCAGCCTTGATAGACTCTGCTACGTTTTGCGAGGCAACCATTAGGTAAAGAGCCATAGCCTTACGCGAATGTGAACAATGCTCAAGATAATCTAAATTATCGCCATCAACTTCATGCTCATTAAAAACATTAATGATGAACTTATCTGTGAACTGGGCAAGAAAAGCGTCACGAATACGCTTATCCGATAGTGCTTCACATACAGATACCTGTATTGTTAAGTCACCTTGAGACTCACCATTGGATTCCTCTATGGACTTGAAATCCTTAATGCAGTTACGCATTAGTTCGGTGAGGATTTGCAGTCTCTCTTGCACTGCTTGGTCTTGCTCTGGGTTGCCATTACTCATGGCTACCACTTCCTCTCATTCCAACATACATCCCACGCCCTGTGGGTAGTACCTCTCGTTGGCTTGATGTCTCAATCCTACACCCGTAGTTGTAACTCTCTAATTTACTTTTTATGTGACTCACGTCACACTCTCTCATAACTGGCTGGGTATGCGGGATTGTTTGTGTCGGCCCCTAAAGGGGCCTAAATATAAGAACCAATAGAACAGCCTTTAAAGGCTGTCATCATGTCGGTCAACACAAACAAAAAAGTTTTCCACAGGCTGTGGATAACCTGTGTATAACTTATCCACAAGTTATCCACATGGTGTGGATAAGTGGGGCAGGTTGCCCTGCCCCACTATTCGCTAGATACCAGCGGTTTCCAGCACAGCCTTGCGGATACGAGCCTTTTCCGCATTGACTTGCACGTCGAACCCACTAGCACTTGCGAGAATACCAGCGTTGGTACCCTTGCGCCCTAGTCGGTAGTAATCGACACGTTCGGTTAACGCGTTCATAGCACCCCAACCCGTACCCTTGATACCCAACTGGGTAGGGCCTCGCCATAGCGACCACATGGTATCGACTTTATCGTCGTACTTAGTGATAACAGCCTTGCCAGCGGTTGCGCG